GGTCTCCAAGATTGGTATGCTGACGGCTGCGCTGACCGGCGCAAAGACGTACACCAAAGCAACGACCATTCAAGAGGACTACGCAAAGAGCCTCGATAAAACGTCCAAGTCGGCGAAAAAGGCGAAAGCTGTATTGGCCAGCTTTGACGAGCTGAACATTCTGGACGACAACAGCAGTGACAGCACGAAGGATGACGGCTCCGTTGACCCATCCAAGATGTTTGAGCAGGTTCCCATCGACAGCGCGGTGCTGGACTTTGCGGACAAGCTGAAAAAGGCATTCGAGGAAGCAGACTGGAAAGGCCTCGGCACTTTACTGGGAGACAAAATCAACGAGCTGGTGGACAGCGTTGATTGGTCTGGCTGGGGAACGAAAATCGGCAAGGGCATGAATGCCGCCATCCAAACACTGTACTACACCGTGGATACGGTGGACTGGGTGAACATCGGCAAGCATCTGGCCGAGGCGGTCAACAGCATCATCAATGAGGTTGACTGGGACATCTTCGGGCGGCTGCTGGCAAAGAAGTTCACTGTGGCGCTGGACGTGGCCGGTGGTTTCCTGAAAGAACTGGACTGGACAGCTGTGCTTCAGGCGTTCACCAGCGGCTTTTCCGGCTTCTACAACGAGCTGCAAGAGTGGCTGGAGAGCAAAGACTGGCATCGGATTGGCGAGATCATCACCGCCAAGCTGTCCGACGCGCTGCGCAACGGCAATGTGGAGGGCGCAGTCAAGAGCTTTTTCGACGCTTTCACGGAGGCCATCAACTCGCTGGCCGACCTGATGGATGGCATCGACTTCTATCAGGTGGCAAAAGACCTCGTTGAAATGCTTATCCGGGCCGTGTCCGGCGTGAGCTGGGACGAGCTGACGGAGGCGCTGGGCCGCCTTATCGGCGAATCCGTTGACGCAGTCATTCAGATTTTGGCTGGATCTCTGGCCGATGTGGGCAACTACTTCAAAGAGAAAACGCGGGAGGTCGGAGGCGACGCTGTTGCAGGCTTCTTCTTCGGCATCAAGGACGCTATCTTCGGCGTTGGTGCATGGATTGTAGATAACATTTTCAAGCCGTTCTGGGACGGCATCTGCGCCGCATTTGAGATTCACTCGCCATCCAAGAAGATGGCCGAGATTGGCGGCTACATTATCGCAGGCCTGTTGGACGGCATCAAAGACCTGCCGTCTAAGCTGAAAGCCAAGCTTGACGATGCGCTGGATAAGGTGGTCAGTTGGGGCAGCGACCTGAAGTCCAAAGTCAAGGATGCTGCTGCGGATGCAGTGTCCAAGGCGGTAGACGAGTTCAAGGATTTGGCCTCTAAGCTGAAACTGAAACTGGACGCGGCCATTGACAAGGTGAAGGGCTTTGCAAAGGACATCGCCTCCCGGATGAAGTCCGGCACTGCTGACGCTGTGGCGGATGCAGCCTCCCAGCTGGGCAATCTGGCAGGCAAGGCAAAAGAAAAATTCGACAACACCATCGCCAGAGCAAAGTCCTTCGCGACCGGCCTTATTTCCAAGTTGAAAGGCGGTGCTGCTGACGCTGTGTCTAGCGCAGCTTCGCAGCTGGCAACCATGCCGCAGAAGGTCAAGGAAAAGCTCGACCTTGTGATTCAGAAAGCCGTGTCGTTTGCCGCTAACCTGAAGGAAAAGTTCACGAGCGCTGGCAAAAACGCGCTGGCGGGCATCATCATCGGCATTTCCTCCAAAATCGAGGAAGTCAAGACCTCCATTAGCAACGTGGGCCTCGCCCTTATCAACACCTTCAAAACGCTGCTGGGCATTCACTCGCCCTCGCGTGTCTTTGCCGAACAGGGCGGCTTTATCGCTGCCGGTCTGATTGTCGGCATGGAAAGTGCAACGGACGATGTCAAAAAAGCAGCTGCACAGCTGGCGGGCGCTGCCGTTGACGCTGCAACGGACGCTGTTGCAGAGGTCGCCCCGACCACGCTGGAAAAAATCAAGGAAAACCTCGAAAAGATAGAAGATGCCTTTGACGATGACACCGGTCTGGGCAAAATCTACAACACCATCAAGAACCTGTTCAGTATCGACTGGTCGGACATCGACACGTCCGATATTTTGGAGCTGGCCAAGAACATCACGACCCTGTTCTTCGACAGTCTGGACAAGAATGTGCGGCTGTCCATTTCCGACTTCATCAACACCTCTCTGGACTACCTGAACAAAGCCTACGAGCAGGAAGGTCTGCCCGGCCTTATCAAAGCGGGCAAGACCATTATCTCCGGTCTGGCCTCTGGTATGGCTGAGGGTATAAAATACATCGTGGCGAACGGCGGCCAGATTTTCAGTGCCCTGAAAGATGGGATTCTGGTGGCTCTGCAAGGTGTCAACGCGGAGCTGCTCATTGCCGTGGGCGTTATCGCCCTCATTGCTGTGGCTATCGCGGGTGCGTGGAAGTATAGCGAGCAGTTCCGGGATTCCGTTCTGAACGCTGTAAACCGCATCAAGAAAGCGGTCGAAAAGGTCATGGCGGCCATTAAGAAAGCTCTGACACCCATCGTGGAACTGGTGAAGAATGTGTTCACCATGTTGCAAGGTCTGATTGCGCAGCTGTTTGAGCTTGTGGGCAGCATCCTTGCAAAAATCATCGACTGGATTGCGCCGGTCATTACGATCATCGGCAATTTCCTGAGCGATGTTATCACGGTGCTGGGAACCATCATCGGCTATATCGCAAAGCTGCTGACCCCGCTTATCAACGGCATTGGCAAGATTATCTCCACGATTCTGGAATGCCTGCAAAAAATCTGGAACACCCTCAGTGATGCACTGTCCCCGGCATTTGAGGCAATCTGGAAAGTCGTATCGAAAATCTTTGAAACCATCGGGAATCTGCTGCAAACCATTGTGGATGCACTGTCCCCGGCAATTGACGCACTAGCTGAAGCATTTGGCACTATCCTTGACGCGGTGGCCAGTATCGTTTCTGCGGTCGTAGATGCACTGGCTCCGGTCATTCAGGTCATTGCGGAAGCGCTGGGCGGCATCATCACGGTGCTGGCCGAAATCGTGGGCGCGGTCGTAGATGCACTGGCTCCGGCTATCAAGCTGATTGGCGATGTGCTGGGAGCGATTTTCGGCGTCATCGCAAAGATTGTCAACCTCGTTTGTGACGTTCTGAAGCCGGTTATTGACGTGATTTGCGGTGCGCTGAAAGCCATCGGTGATGTGATAAACAACATCTTCAATGGCGTGAAGAACTTGACCAGCAAGGCAGTGGAGACCGGCAAGAACATCATTCAGGGTATCGGAACTGGCATCAAGAACGCAGCGACCGGCCTCTGGAATGGCATCAAAAACATTGGCAATAACATCGTTAACGGCTTCAAAAATTTCTTTGGTATCCATTCGCCGTCTAAGCTAATGGCTGACGAAATCGGCGAATATCTGCCCGCTGGTATTGACGAGGGCATGAAGAACGCGATGCCTGCCCTGCTGTCCAGCGCAGAGGACCAGATGGGCGATTTGGTGGACACTGTGAAGGACGGCGCAGCAGAGGCCGACAGCGCAATCGCTGGCAACGGTATGCCGCTGCTGTCCGAGGTTTCGGGCAAGGTCGATATTGTGGACGGTCTGGACGATGTTCTGACCCGGTTCTCCGACAAGGTGGCAGACAGTTTCACAAGCCTGCTTGACCGCCTGACAGAGATTACGCAGAGCGCGAATTTCTCCATCCCTGCGGTTGCGACCGGCACGATCACGCCGTATGGTGTCAGCGGCAGCGCTGGCAGCGGCTCCGGGAACGTTGTGGAGGAGATTCACGCCTCCAACGAGGAAACGACCCGCACCATCGTGCAGGCAATTGGCAGCGCCACGAACAGCATCTGCGCAGCGGTCGAGCAGTACAGCGGCGTGGAGGTCAGCGTGGATGCTGACAGCCTGTCGCAGCATACTGTGGACTACATCAACCGCAAGACTCGGATGTTCGGCACCTCTCCGCTGCTGACCCCTACGGAAGTATAAGGAGGCAAGAACCCTATGAAACCGATTCTCAAAATCGGCGACCATGACTATACCCAGTGGGTAGCAGAGGGCGGCCTGACCCCCACGGACAGCGATGTGGATTCCAGCAAGTCTGGAAGAAACACGCTGGACGCGGTCATGGTCAGAAACAAGCTGGGTCACAAGATGAAATGGTCCGTCACGCTGATGGATATCCCGGAGGAAGTCGCCGCCCAGCTGTCGAAAGACCTGAGCCAGACATTCTTCAGCGCCACACTGCTGGACCCGGATGCAGGGCGATATCTGACCAAGACCTACTACTGCGCGAACCGACCTTTCGGTGCGCAGCGGTACGACAAGGCCACGAAGAAAACCTACTATGTCGGCATGGCGTTCAACATGACCGAGCGGTAAGGAGGTGATCCTACGAGACATAGAACAAAGCTGTGGACGGAGCTGGCGGCTCGCGGACGGTTCAATCTGGATTCCCGTGCCGTCATCGCTGGCAAAGAATACTATAAAATCTCCGCGCCGCAGATCAGTCACAGCCTTGCGACAGAGCCGTTTAGCATCGGCAACTGCAATGCAGCCTCTTTGAAGCTGGACGTTCTTCTGGACGATGGGGAGAGCATACCAGACGGAGCCTCCGTGCGCATTATCGCCCGGCTCACCGATTTGGATGTTACAGAGCACACGGAAACGCTGCAATTCGGCGAGTTCATGGTGGACACCTGCAACAAGGAGGAGAACATATACTCGCTGTCCTGCTATGACGCGATGCTCAAGACATCGCAGGCAATGGTGGACGATAGCGACAGTGAAAGCGACTGGCCAAAGTCCATGGCCGTTGTCGTGCAAGAAATCGCATACCGCATCGGTGTGCCGATTGACCCGCGCACCCGCATCAACCGAGGGCTGAACTACATGGTTCCTTTCCCGAAAGGCTACACCATGCAGCAGGTCTTAGGATGGATAGGCGCGTGCAACGGCGGTAACTGGACCATCACGGACGATGGAATGCTGCGGCTGGTGACATTGACCGCACCGCCCACGGAAACCTACCGCATCGTGGATGAATACTATAACGACATCATTACCGGTGACGGCTATGCGCTGGCGTGGGAGCTGTCCAGTGGCAACGGAGAACCCCAGACCCCGGAAACCGGCAGCAGTGTCGGTTCCCTGACCCAAAAAATCTATCCGGTCGTTGACCATGAGTTCAACCGCATCGTCACGGCAGACGGCTTTACGCTGGTCTACGACCAGACCGGCGCAGTCGAAGCTGCGCAGGGTATCGTTCATGTTCCCATGGTGCGCGGCAAGGTCGCGACCGGCAGGCGGCTCAAGGTGTCCAAGGTCACCATGACGGACGAGGAAGGAAATTCTTTTTCCAAGGGCGATGACACCGGATTTGAAATCGCGGTGGATAACTGCCCCTATTCCTGTCAAGGTATCTGCAACGACCTCTATTCCATGCTGAACGGCATTGAGTATGAGCCTTTTACGGCGACAGATGCCCTTTTCGACCCAGCCACCGAGCTGGGAGATCAGGTCAAAATCGGCGACCAAGTTCACAGCTCCATCTATTCCATGGACGCGACCTTCGATATCGGCTACGCTAACACCATCAGTGCACCGACCAACACCGAGGCGACCCGGCAGTATCCGTATTTGACCCAGCGCGACAAGAACCGGGACAAGGTCTTTTTGGAAATGAGCACCGACTATTGCGGCGTTGCGATGTCGGCAGATGCCGGTCTGGTTGTCACCAAGACTGGCAGCGCTGCCCGCAGCGTTGCAACGCAGGCCATGACGGAAGTCCACAGCGCGCCGGTCTCTCGCGCTGAGGTACAGTATTCGGACGAATACATTGCCATGCGGGCACGGGACACGGAGACCGGGCGCATGGAGGACTGCATCTTTTTCGATGACGAAAAAGAGAGGTACTGCATCACGAAAGCTGTCCTGATAGAACAGGCTGATGAACTGGCAAAGGAGCTGAAAAATTTGGCTGATGAACTGAAATCCATGGAAGGTGGAGAGGGCACAGATGCCGTCACCCTGCCGCAGCTCTTACAGTCCGTCAAGGATGTGCAGGCATCTCTCACAGAGCAGCGCACCACGCTGGACGGTTTGGAAACCTCTTCGGCCAATATCAAGGAAACGCTGGCTGCTGTGCAGACCGCACTTTCCGACATCAAGACGGCGGCAGCGGGCATCCGGTCTGCTGTGGACAAGAACGCCGCAGCGCTGGCCACGGTGGACACTACGCTGTCCGATGTGAAGAAGTCTCTGGCAGCTGTGCAGACCGATGTGACGGCTCTGAAAAAGACCGCTGCTGCTCAGTCCACAGAGCTGGCCGAAGTTCACACGGCGGTAGACGAGCACACCACCACGCTGTCCGCGATGGATGAAAAGCTGACGGCTACACAAGGAACGCTGGACAATATCTTGACGATTCTGAAAGCAATGTCCGACACACCTAAAGAGCCGACCAGCGGAACCGAAACCTAAAAGGAGGGAATCTAATGTCTGAAAAACGCATTCAGGACTTCGCCACAGCGGCTGACGCTCTGGACGATGACCTGTTGCTTATCGCATCGAAAGACAAAACCTACAACATCAAGGTCAAAACCCTGAAGGATGCTGTGCAGGGCGATGCCGACCGCGCAGAGGCCGCAGCGCAGGAGGCCAAAAACACCGCGCAGCAGGTGGCCGAATCCGTTGGCAACATTGAGCAGCGGGCTGCATCTGCTGAGAGCAAAGCGGCCACGGCCGTCACTGCTGCAAATCAGGCTGTGCAGGATGCAGCGGCAGCCCAAAGGTCGGCAAGCAACACCGAAAGCATGGTGTCCACGGCCAAGACCGCAGCATCTGAGGCCAGCACAGCAGCGGTCAAGGCGGGCGATTCCGCAACCGCTGCTGCATCGTCCGCATCGTCGGCACAGGAAGCTGCAACAAACGCGGCCAGCTCGTCCAAGGCTGCCGTAGAGGCTGCAAATGCCGCAACCACCACGGCGACCGAGGCGAAAACAACTGCCGGTGAAGCAAAGACTGCCGCAGAACAGGCAACGTCTGACGCTGCCGATGCAGCGGCCAACATCAAGACCGCGACCGAGGCGGCCTCGAAGTCTGCTGCATCTGCAAAGACCGCAGAGCTTCAGGCGGCGGCAGCAGCGGCCACGCTGGCCCAGTTTCAGGAAATCATCGAGAGCGGCGTTGTTCAGGACGTTCAGTCCGTTGATGATGGCCTGAAGATTACCTACACCAACGGCGGCACCATCACGCTGCCTATCAAGGCTTCTGGCGGGCTGGCGTTCAGCTCGATGGTCTACGACACAGAAACCCACTATCTGCACCTGTACGACGAAAACGAGAAGGACGTTATCGACCCGGTATACATTCCGGGCGGCGGTGGCGGCGGCTCCGGTGGCTCTTCCGGCGTTACCCTGACGAACGAAACCTACGTCAACGGCGAAAAGGCGCTGTCCTTCGCCATTGCGCAGGGCCAGACAACCGAGCTGTCCTACACCTTCACCGATACCGACCCGGACTTCGGTGGCGCTGCTGCCTACTATGTCAACGGTGTTCAGGTGGCAACGGCCAACATCGTGCAGAGCGTGAAAATCACCTTCAATCCGACAGAATGGCTGGTTGCCGGCGACAACAAAATCCGCGTTGTGGTCACGGATGAAAACGGCGCGACCGGCTCCAAGACATGGACAGTTTCCGTCCTGACCGTTTCCGTGTCTGCTACACTGTCGGAATCCACGCTGTACACGGTCGGAACCGCGTTCCGCATCAGTTACACCCCGGTCGGCTCCGGCATGAGCAAGACCACGCACTTCCTTGTGGACGGCAAACAGGTAGCAGAGGCTACCACGACCTACTCTGGTCGTCAGCTGGTGCAGAACCTGACCATCAGCAAGCACGGCGCTCACGACATCGACATCTACACGACCACCACGGCCAGCGGTAACACCATCACAAGCCCTACCGTGCACTTCTGTATCGCGGTCGTGGATGCTGCAAGCAATGTGCCTATCATCACGGTCAAGGACAAAAAGCCCTCCGGCCGCGTGTATATGACCGCTGCTATCCAGTATATGGTCTATGACCCCAGTACCGAGCAGGCCAGCGTGAAGCAGTCCGTTGACGGCGTAGAAACCGCTCTGACGGTGGGCCGCAGCTTGCAGTCGTGGGCATACAAGCCGCGCACCGAGGGCGAACACGCCCTGAAGCTGACCTGCGGCGAAACGTCCGTCACTATGACCTACACGGCCACCGCGCTGGGCTATGACATCCATCCGGCCAACGTGGACGCGAAGTTTGACTTTGACCCGTCGGGCCGCTCCAACTCCGCAGCAGACCGCGATACATGGGTTTCCAACGGTGTTTCACTGACCGTGGACAAGGACTTCGACTGGACGAACGGCGGCTATCAGCAGGACACTGACGGCAACACGGCTTTTGTCATCCGCGCCGGTCATACTGCAACCATCAACTACAACCTGTTCGGCTCGACCAATCTTCAGGCCTATGGCGCGTCTTTCAAGATGATCTACACGGCCAAGAATGTGCGCGAGTTTGACGCTGTGGTTGCACAGTGCCTTTCGGATGGCGTTGGTCTGGATGCAAACGCCAAGGAAGTGACCCTGTCCACGGAACAGACCGGCATCAGCCAGTTTGTCTGCGAGGGCGAACGCACGGAGCTGGTCTACAACATCACCAGCCGCAGCAAGAACAGTGAGCTGTTCCTGAACCTTCAGGGCATTCCGTCCCGATTCGCCACCTACTCGGAGAGCGACCGTCTGACCCAGCGCAACCCGGTTCCGCTGACCATCGGCAGCCCGGATTGTGATGTGTGGCTGTACCGCTGCAAGTTCTACGATATCAGCCTCGGCGATGCCGACATGATGGACAACTTCATTGCGGACGCACCCGACCCGGACGAGATGATTGCCCGGTATGAGCGCAATTCTGTGGACGATGGCGCGGGCAACATCATCACCGACTGGAACGCATCGTCCATTGATGAAGCCTACATCGACAATCTGGCAAAGTCCCGGCCTGGTCTGCGTGTCATCAAGCTGCGTGTCCCGCGTTTCACGACCGACAAGAACGACAAGGTTTCCGGCAGCAGCGTGGAGCACCTCCTGTATGGCGCTCGCGCAAAGGACTGCTGGAAGAACGAGAGCGTTGTCCACCGTGGGCAGGGTACGTCCTCCAATGCCTACGGCAAGGCGGGCCGCAATATGGACATCGACTGCAAGGGCAAGTTCGTCTACACCGAAAACGGCGTGGCCATGGAAGCCGACACCTACGACATGACCGAGAACAGCGTGGGCGAAACCTATTTCAACATCAAGCTGAACATTGCGTCCAGCGAGAACATGAACAATGCCATGCTGGCCGAGCTGTTCAACAAGTACCAGCCGTACATCCGCGCTGCCCGGTCTGCGAATCCCAAGGTGCGCGACACGATGGAGTTCCATCCGTGTGTCGTTTTCGTTTACAACGAGAGCGCCGAGGAAGGTTTCACACAGGACCAGTGGATTTTCTACGGCGTGGGCGATTTCGGCAACTCCAAGAAGGACAAAAAGGCGCAGGGCCTTGACGGCGCAACGCGCCCGAATGAGTGCATTGTGGAACTGTGCAACAACACGCACGTCTATAACCGCTTCAAGGGCTGTGAGGGCGCTGCGGACGCTTCCAGCTGGGAGAGCGACGACAACCCCAATGCACCGCTGTCTTTCCGCTACATCGCGGATGGCTGTGACGAGGCCGTGGCCCGGAAGGCATGGAGTGATGTTATCAAGTGGGTGTATTCCACCGACCGCACAGCAGCGACCGGCGAGGCGCTGGGCAGCCCTGTGACCTACGGCGGCACGGCCTACACCAACGACACGGCAGAGTACCGCGCTGCCAAGTTCGTGAACGAGTTTGACCTGCACTTTGAGAGCAAGTCTACCCTGTATCACTACCTGTTCACCAGCTTCTTCACCATGCCGGACAACCGTGCAAAGAACACCTTCCCGCACTGTGAGGACGTGACGGCAGAGCATCCCATCTGGGACTACTGCTTCGGTTACGATATGGACACGGCCATGGGCAACAACAACGAGGGCGACCTCGCGCTGGACTATGGCATGGAGGACACCGACCAGCTGAACGGCGGCGACGTGTTCAACGCGCAGGATTCCGTTCTCTGGGTCAACGTGCGCGAGCTGCTGACCGACCGGCTGAATACGATGGTTGCAACCTTGACAGAGCTTTTCGATGCTGACCGCCTGAATGCCGCCTTTGACGCATATCAAGCCCTGCGCCCGGAGCGTCTGATGGTGGCCGATGCCCGGCGCAAGTATATCCGACCCTATGAGGATTTGAAGGAGGGCGGCACAGCCATTACCATGTTCATCCCTATGATGAACGGCAGCAAGCAGCTTCAGCGTCACTACTTCCTCAAATACAACAGCATCTATTTCGCATCCAAGTGGAACACAGCTGTTGCCCGGAACGATAAGATTACGCTGCGCGGCTTCGCGTCCCCGACCGGCGAGATTGCCGCAATCACTATCACGCCGTATTCCGACCTGTATGCGTCCATCTTGTTTGGCTCCATTCTAAAGCAGCAGCGTTGCAAGCGCGGCGAGCCGGTCACGTTGAGCATGAGCAAGGACACGGCACTGAATGACACCGAGATCTACATCTATTCGGCATCCATGCTGGAAGCTGTGGAGGGCATCGCCAGCGTGTACACCAATCAGGCTGACTTCTCGGCAGCCACCAAGCTGCGGTCTATCGTTATTGGCAGCGACGCGGACGGCTATTCCAACGTCAACCTGACTTCCACCATCAAGCTGGACTTCTCCGCGCTGGCCGTGCTGGAAGAACTCCGCATCGACCATTGCCCGAATCTGAACGCGCCTGTCGATGTGTCCGGCTGCGTGGCACTGAAGGTAGCCAGCTTCAAGGGAACGCCAGTCTCCGCTGTCAACTTCGCTGCAGGCGGTGCTCTGGAAGAGTGCTATCTGGAAAGCCCGGTCAGCCTGACGCTGCGCAATATGCAGAACATCAAGAAATTTGATGTAGCCGACAACTACGCGGCACTGACCGGCCTGCGGCATGAAAATACGCCCTTCCCGGCAGCGTATGACATTGTGAACGCTGCTGCCAAGCTGTACACGGTGCGCCTTGTCGGCATCGACTGGCAGCTCACCGGAACGGAAATCCTGAACCGCCTGCTGTCCATGGGCGGCTATGACGAAAACGGCCTTGAAATCGGGCAGTCTGCTCTGTCCGGTAATGTCTACACCTCGGTCATTCGGCAGGCAGAAGTCGAGAGCTATGCAGCAGCATGGCCCGATTTGGCTGTTACCTACGGCGGCACAGTGCAGCAGTACAAGGTGACCTTCTGCAACTATGACGGCACAGTTCTGACGTTGAAGGACGGCAGCCCGGCAGAGTTCCTTGTGGACCGTGGCGCGGACTGTGCAGACCCTGTCAGAGCTGGTCTGATGGATACTCCGACCAAGGCTTCCACGCAGGCAGAGGTTTTCACCTATGGCGGCTGGGATTCCCCGTTGACGCAGGTGTTGAGCAACCTGAACGTCAAGGCGACATACACCAGCGTCCCGCAGAAATACACAGTGCGCTGGTATTCGCAGGCGGGCGTTGTGGTCGGTAGCAAGACCGTTGACTACGACACCGAGGCCGTGCCGCCCGCAGACCCGGAGCGCACGGACGAGGAATCGAGCTTCGTCTACCATCTGTTTGACGGCTGGGACAAGAGCACGGCTCATGTCAAAGAGAATATGGATGTCTATGCGCGTTGGATTCGCGGCACGTTGCCCAACTTCGGCGATGACCTGTCGAACCTGAATCTGGCACAGCTGTACGGTATTCGGCAGTCTGGCCGCGCCTCGCTCTATTTCACGGAAGACAACATCAAGACCCGCGTTCCGTTCACCATGGGCTATGAGCCGCAGTTCGACAACGTAGAATCTGTGCTGCTGGCCGAGAACATGGAGCTGACCGGCTCCACCTCAAAGGATACCGGCGTGAAGATTATGGACAAGGACACTGGCTGGACGCTGGTTGTGGACTGTGTGTTCGACCAGCCGACCTCTGAGTCTTGTGTGGCCGCCTGCTTCACCAAGACCGGATACCACGGCTTCAAGGTCAAGTACAGCAACGGTACGGCGGTCCAGTGGGGTACGAACACGGCGAACAACAGCCGCGGAACCGGCCTGTCTACGATTTCCGGTATCGGTACACAGTACATCGCTGACCAGTACCGTGAGCTGGTTGTGCTGCGTCACGTCAAGGGCAGCCGGAACCTGTTCGTCTATTTCGCAAATCCGAATGGCGACGACATCATTTCCCGCGAGCTGACCAAGACCATCGACACGGCATCTGACGCGACCCTCATGCTGGGTTGTGACAATGACGGTAAGAACTTTGCGACCGGCTTCCTGTACCGGTGCAAGCTCTGGAAAGACGACCTCGGTGAGACTGAGTGCCTGAAGATGGCAGCATGGCCGCGTGAGGAAAGCTATCTGGAAGTCGTTGGCACTGGCGGCGCAACCAAGACCGGCGGCGGTACGACCTCCATCGACCTGATTCACGCGGGTCTGCTGAACGGCTATCACCGCATGAACCCGACCAACAGCAACGATGGTGGATGGCCCGCATCCGAGATGCGCAGCTGGCTCCAGAAGCGCTATCTGGCCGGTTTGCCTTCGGCGCTGCGCCGGATGCTGGTGTCCGTGCACATCTCGTCCGTGGATTACGGCGCGGGTACTGCTGGTATTCTGGAATCCGAAGATAAGGCCTACCTACCCTCCGTGCGCGAGATGAACGGCAACAACTCGGAGCCGTTCGTGTACTGCGGCGAGCAGATTCCGTGGTTCACGTCTGACCAGACGCGAATCAAATTTGCTGGCTACACACTGAGCGAAAACCCGACCTATACGGTATCTAGCACCGCGCCCAAGAACCCCAAAAAGGGGGATGTATGGATTTGTTCTGCCGACAGTAACGTGGGATATCTCTGGAACGGACACGCATGGGTCAGGGCGCGGTGGTATTGGCTTCGCGATGCTT